TCCGTCCATGTCTTAAACGGGTGATTAAAGGCAGCTGCCTTCATCGTCTCAAGATTTGTTACCGCATATTCGATCTGTTTGGCCACATCTTCTGGGCTAAACGTGGGATACCAGAACCCATGAGGCATGCCTCCCGGGAAGTAGCACCGTCCGTTCGCAGGGACAAAGGCGGCCACTTTGTCGTCCAGGAAGGACTTGTAGGCTCCCAGTGCCATGACAACCTGCGGAGCACCTGTATAGAGGTGTTCGAGCTGGCACAGACCATATCCCTCTCCGTCCGATGTATTAATTCCAATGTCTGCCAGATTATACATCTGGTTCACTCCATCATCGTCAACCACGTTAGGAGCTGACGTGTCGACGAGGATAAGATTGCGAGCGTACGGAAACGCATCCAGTCCAACAAGTTTGAGCTCTTCTGCGTAGATACGCTGTATATCATAGTAAGCTCCTGTCTGGGGGCTCAGATTGGATGCGATCATAAGATAGAGCCTAGGGTTCTTAGCGACTGCGCGAACAAATCCCTGGATCGTCAAATCAAGACGTTTCCGCTGACTGTTTCGATTTGCATTGAGGAGAACGATCGCATCGTCTGGAATATTTACGGACTTGCGAATTCCATATCGAGCCGACGCAGATAGGCGTCTCACCATATTCGTATCTACTGCATGTTCGAGTACACGGACATCTGGCGCCGGCCCATAGCCGAGAAACACGCTCTTCCAGAAGTCGCTGAAGCAGTAGATCCGCTCAGCTGACTTGCGAATATTCATGATAAGCTCTGCGGCGATCCCCTCGTACACCTGATCCAGGTAGAGCCAAAGACGATAGGGACTATTGGCCGGATCATACTTCATCGCCTCAATGAAACGGCAGATGGTGAACGGATCATTGTAGATCATCACTACATCGGGGTTCACTGTCTCGATATACTCGTGAATCTTGTTGAAGCCAAAGCCCTCCTCCTTTGGGTCCTCGTTTGCTGCTGCGTCGTAGGACTTGACACCGTCGGGAACCTTTCGTACGTTTGCCCGCGAAGGATGACGCTGAAACCCAAAGTGGAATGTTTTTACCTTGGGGGTGAGAGTACTCAACTGCTTCAAAAGGGCATATGAAACCTTAGAGTAACCTGTCGTCTGATCGACATGTGTGCTTACGAGTACAAACCGCATAGTTGACTCTATTTCGATTCTCTCACGTAAATCACAAATGCAGGTCAACTCGGCTCAAGACTGGCTAACTCGTTACAAACGTCAGATTATAGCGAAGACGTATCATTCGATTCCTCCCCCGCAGTCCAAGCGCTACAACTACGTATACCTCAGTGCTGAGGCGAATGCGGCGACTCAGCGCGAACGGTTCATTATTCCGCCGAACCCTGGTATTGGTAACGTTACGGCGGCCACGTTCCTCAACTTCTGTTGTATCTCGAATGGCAACTCCGGTGCTCCTGGAACCTTCTCGACGACAACGGATCGCGGCGTTGTACGAGTTAACGTTATTCCTCCTATGAGTGTAACGGCCACTCGTCCTAAGGTCGGATGAGTTCCCCCGAGATGATTGTAGCCTATTTCCTATCCTTGGTAAGTTTCTTTCTTTTCATACGATTCCTTCATATCATGGAAGAAGGAAGCTAAATACTCCGTCGATTATACAACAAATGCCCGGTGGCCTTCTTCAACTGGTTGCAACCGGAGCTCAGAATGAGCTTGTCAACGGGACACCCTCGATGACCCATTTCCGAGCCGTCTATCGTCGTCATACGAACTTTGCTCTCGAGCAGATTCGTATGCCGTTTACAACGTCCAATCTCGAATTTGCAGTAACGCAGACGAGGACCATCTCTTGTCGCGTCGATCGGTATGCGCAGTTACTTCATGACTGTTACCTGGTTCTGACTCTTCCCGATATCTGGTCGCCCTTAAAGACTATTTCGGGTGCTCCTCCGTCTGGATATGATCCTCGTTCCACTGCCATTGGATACGAGTTACAGTGGATCAAGAACATTGGATACAACCTAATCGATCATATTGACATCGTCATGAACGGCCAGGTTATTCAGCGGCTTCGTGGAGAGTGGCTCAAGCTCTACTCCTACATGACCCACAACGCCGACAAGCGTGCGATTGTAGACCAGATGACAGGCAATGTGCCCGAGATTTACGATCCCGCAAATGCATACGATCGACAGAACCAGTATCCTCATGCGATTGCGCCAGTAGCCACACCGTCTCAGCTCCCCATGACGACGACTCCGGAACCGAGTATTCGCTCACGGCAACTCATGATTCCTTTGCACTTCTGGTTCTGCGAGAACCCCGGACTTGCCCTACCGTTGGTGAGTCTCCAGAACTCAGAGGTATACATCAATGTCACTCTCCGTGCTCTCAACGACTTGTATACGGTGATTGACGTAAACCCCAAGACCGTCGTAGCTACAGTCACAACTGCTACAAGCACGGGTACTGCTGTCACATATACAACGTCAACAGCTCATAAACTGGCGGTTGGACAGCCTGTAACCGTTACAGGAATGACGGATACAACCTTCAACGCCACGGGGGCTACGGTCACGGCTGTTGGATCTTCGAACACGTTTACGTTGGCGATTACAGCAACAGCTACAACGCTGACATCGCAAACGGGCAGTGTCACTGGAAGTGATACAAACTCTACATACGGTCAACGTGTGGCTCCCGTCAACTTTCCGTTGGTGAACTTCCTATCACCACCTCTTCCTACAGGGGCTCCAAGCAATCCAAGCCTGACGTCCTTCATTCCCGACTTCTACGTGGAGGGCACATTCATCTATCTGACGGAGGTCGAAATGAACCAGCTCGCACGGGCCGACCAGACCTACCTCATCAAGACCGTACGGTATGTCAACAAGGAGGGGCAGTTCGGTGGCAATACCGACCTAGAGATCCCGATGTTTAACCTCGTGACTCGTATAGTCTTTGAGACCCAGAGATCGGATCGTCTTCTCGTGAACGACTGGGATAACTACACGAACTGGGTAAATCCGAATCGGGCTCCTTGGACTGCCATCAATTCCGACGTAGATACCTCACTCTACTCAACGGGTCAACAGCAGGTCACGTCTATATCACCCAAGTCAGCTATTATCGATGGTGTTCTCATGTTCGACGGAAAGGAGCGCATTGCGACGAAACCATTCCCCTTCTTCAGTCTTCAGCAGATGTATCGACATGTCACGGGACAGCCGCCCGTGTCTCTTCCGGGTATCTATCAGTATTCCTTCGCTCTGGATCACGACCAGTATCAACCCAGTGGTGCAGCCAACGGAAGCATGTTCAATCGCACGATTCTCCGCTTGACGCTTCAGACACCGCTGCCGCAGACAGTTACACCGGGGGGCAGTTCTACTTCGTCTATCGTATGCGTTCTCCGGTCGACTGTCTTCAGTCCTAACCCAACGGTCATTCCGCCAGCGCAGATTGGTCTCTACGATCCTTCCGAGGTCGTATCTGTTGTTCAGACAAACGATAATGTCGTCTTCACGTTCACCTATAATGTAGGCGTCTACGTCGAGGCAATCAACTTCCTACGCATCGTGAGCGGACTTGGCAATCTCGTCTTCGCATCATAACAATGGCATATATCGAATCTGCCTTTTATGGAGATGAGAAGGAACAGCGAGATACAACGAAGGTCTTGCGAGATAAGGTTATTGGAACGGATCTCGACGTAGATGTCAACGAACAGCTCATCCCTCCTTTTGAGGTTGTAAACAAGGTAACGTTGAGCGACAAGGAGATCAAAGACATTAAAGACGATGCCGCCAAGGCGTGTGGGGGCACCGATCAGGACTGTATCGATAAGACAGAAGCGACTCTCCGTCAGGACCGCCTCTCGGCGAAACAGAAGGAGACGAGCTCGGGGTCAAAGGTTATCAAAGGAAGGAGGCTCACGGTCAATTATATCGATGAGAATGGAGACCGAAAACGGTTGGTGATTCCCGACGGTCAGAAGTTCAAACTCGCTAATGTCTCTGTAAACGATCCCAAACAGGGTGACACTCAGATGCCGTCTGCTGATTATGTTCAAAGTCAGTTCAAGTTACTCGGTATGATTGTTCTATCCACGCTTGTCTACGTCTTCAGTGTAGCCGCAACGTATACGCTTTTCATGCAAGAGAAGATCGGCCTCCTTCTCGCGGTTCCTGCTACAGCTATCGCTGTATTTATTCCCTATTCTGGGTATGTCATTATCTTCTTGTATTACATGTTCAACGCAGCTGTCAACACT